CACCCATGTTTACGCCAGAGATCTGCTGAATTCTCCAGTATGGTTGAGTAACCGTAGCTTCTAAATCATAATATAACCATTGACCAGCGACCCAATTTACGGCTCCAGGAGCTTCAACAGTTTCCCATGTTGAGCCATCGCTAGACGCTTGAATTTGAATCGTAACTGAACCAGTAACCGCAGGTAGGATACCTACGGTGTTAATATAAAGAGGATTACCTGAGCCGCCGTTAATACCGATTGCGCCAGTGTTATTGCTGAGTTGGCAAACATTTTGTCCAGTCCCGTCAAACGCATTAGCGGTTACGCCTGATGTGCTGTATGAGCCTGTAGTAATATTGGTAGTTGTGCGATAGTTGGCGTTCAATACGTCAACAGTGCCGACTGGTAGGTAGTAATAAGTTTGGTCAGGGATTAAGCCAATGACGACTTTATTAATTGCCCAATAGTTAATACCCCAGTTAGTGAGGCTTGAAAGCAAATAATAAAGACTGGTCTTTGCAGCGTTTACCTGCTCAACGGTTAATTCTTCAGCTAACTTACCAGCGCGACGAGCACCATGATCAATAAGATCCTGAACGCTGACGACTGTTTGACCTACTGTTCCGCTAGTACTCATTTCACCATCCTGGACATTTCCATCGTTTTAAAGATGCCTTAGCGCGAGGTGCGTCACCTTTTGATTTTTTGACAACACCTGACATTCTAGCACAGAATGAATCTTTTCTTGCACCACCTTCGGGTTGAGGAGCTTTTAAGTGTGATCCTGTTTCCCTGTTGTACTTAGCACGACCTTTAGCAGTGAGACCAGCACCTTTAGAAGTAGGCAGCTTTTCGCCTTTCTTAATTGAAAGACTTACGTCGCCACCTGTTTTCTTTTTAGCCGTTTTAGCTGATTCAATAAATGCCTCTTTAGTAGGCGCACCTTTAGAACCAACTTTACGCATTCTTTCACCAGAACCAGCTTTAATGCGTTCTTGCTTGGCATGAATGTTAGCATAAAGACCATTCTTAGCCATGATTACCAGTTCTTAATCTTTTTTGTAGATCCGCCGCTAGATTTCTTTTCCAAAATCTTATTTGCTTTTGCATCAATCTTTGATTTGCTTGACTCTGAGAGTTTTCCTGCTTTGACAGCTTGAGTAGCGCGTGCCTTAGCATTCGCTGCGTGGGCACGGTCAGGCATAGGATATTTACGCTCTCCTGGTAAACCAAAATCTGACTTAGGCAATAACTTGCGAGTCTTTGTAGTCAGTTGACCGCCAGCTTTCTTGCTGCTTGCGGCTCGCTTTTCGCTATACGCGATTGCTACGGCTTGCTTAACTGGCTTACCCGCCTTGACTTCAGCGGAGACATTATGCTTAAAAGCCTTTTCAGATTTTGATTTGATTAATGGCATGATTATGGAGTTACGTTAGCAGGTTGATCAGCTTGAATCAATAGTCCTTCAGCATACATTGCAACGTGCTGTGTTGAACTGTCACTTGTTGAAAACAAAAACTGAAGATCAGTCTTTGGACCAAACACGTTTGCGCAATACCTATGAACATCCATAAATAATGTAAAGCTAACTTGCGCGGCAGAAAGTGATGCTGCTCCAAATTGTTGAGTCAGCAAATTGTAAAAAATATACACGTTTGAAGACAAAGAGCTACCTGACCAGCAGTTAATACGACGCAAATAGAAATTAAATCCATTAGGTACTGAATATACAGTCATTTGACTACGACCTAAACCAGCATTGATTTGACCGTAGGTGGTTGAGCCGTTTTTAACTGTAATTGTACCTACGTTAGTAGTTTGACCAGTTGCAGGCGTTGTCATAGCTACGCTATTAATGCGTAAATATTGATTAACAGTAGTTACGCCAGTAGTGCCATTCAAAGTAACTGATTCAGAAATCGCATTCCAGTTTGCATCTAATCCGTTAACAGTTACTTTTGCTGGAGAAGCATCCGTAGCGGATGAACTAACTACAGTCATTGTTAAAGCGGAAGCTGGAAAAGTGTAAGTCGAAGCATTTTCCCATAGCGGAATTTGTGTTCCTGCTACGGCAGCATTATAACCATTTATATTAACATTACTGTGACCGTACACTTCATTACGGTTGACTTGAAGGTCAAACGGTTCAGATGTACCCGCACGAGTAATTGACGAAACTGTTGCAGTCATATCTCATTCTCCAAAATTTAAGAAGGCGGGGGCGAACCCCCGCGCAATCTTAGTAATTACACTTACCGCCTGCTTTTTTAGCAGTAGACACCTTAGTCGTGTGCACTTTATGCGCATGACCGCCATGAGCCATATGTTCCTTGTGGGACACATGACCACCATGGGCGTGGTGCTTGGTAGAGTGTTTGTGATGAGATACGTGACCACCATGAGCCTCATGAACTGAATGATGCTTGTGATGAGCTACGTGACCGCCATGTTTGTAACCAGCAACGCCTTCCTTGATAGAACCTGTACCAGCTTTCTTTGTAGGCATTTTTGCGCCGTCATGAACCAAAGTATTCTCATAACGATTAGCAACGCTACCAGACACAGTGCCACCTTTAGCGAACTTCTTGAGGTGACCACCGCGCTTATAGCCTAAACCTTCAACACCGCCTGTTTTGGTGCTGAAAGACTTAGTTTGCTTAGCTTGATGAACTTTGTCTTTGACGTCGATTTTTGGCTTTAGAGTAGTCTTGGTTTCAAAACGGTCAATAACTGCACCGCCATCTTTCTTATACATCTTACCGCCCATGCACATTTTGGCTTCATGCTTGTGGTGCTCATGCATCTTTTTGTGATGCGCAGAACCGCCTTCTTTGTGCTTAGCAGCGTGATGCTTAGCCATTGCCTTGTGATGCTCATGTGAGCCTACAGGATGACCAGAAATGTGGTGAACCTTACCGCCGTGTTTGTATCCTGGACCTTCAATACCTTCGGTCATATGCTTAGGATTACGACGAGTAGCTTCAATTCCACCAGCCAAGCCGCCCATTACATCTGGACCAGCTTTTGGAGCGCGACCACCAGCTTTTAAACCATGATGGGCTGATTTAGCCTTCATACTTTCATGATGCTTGAGTTCTTTTTGAACGCGCTTAATTTCAGCATGTTCATTGCGCTCTTCTTTACGTCCACCGCGAATTTCTTTTTCAACGCGTTTGAGTTCAGCTTTTTCGTTACGAATATGACCGCCCATGGCGTGCTTTTTGGCACGACCACCGCGCTTCATACCGTCACCGACTTCATCTACTGAAGGCTCGGTTGTGAACATTTTTGGTTCACGCATAAATTTACTAGTTGCCATGGTGTTTATCTCCTATTAGGCTTGGTTTACACCGAGTGCACCGAGGCGAGTAGCGTTTGGACCAACCGCGATCGCAGGTACAGCCAATGAACATACTAAACGACGAACACCGTTAGTCGCGCTTGAAGGAGTGTAAGTTCCACGAACGTCACCAGTAGTCGAAGTAGCTGGGTTAGTCATATCAGCAACAGTTGCAGTTCCAGTATCTTCAGCCAATGCGCTAGCCCAACCTGCGCTGATGATGTAACCAGCGTCAGTAAAGCGGATAGGGCAGCCGAGTACATCAGTAGTACCTACTGACACAGCAACGGTAGTGCCAGCGCTAACAGAGATAGAAGAAATCTGATAGAACGCTTTTTTACCAGGAGTAGTCGTAGAAGCAACAGTGCCAGACGCGATAACTTCAGTCATAGCTTGACCGTAGTAGTCATAGCCAGAGATAGTGAAGTTTGCACTAGCTGGGCTACCTGAACCAGTAGTTACGCTTACGGCACGTGGGCAATCCAATTGGATTACAGTTGTACCGTCAGTACGTACTACAGATTGAGTGCTTGTACCAGCTGCTAAAGTAGCAGTGCCAGCGGCAGCATAAATAACAGCTGCAGAAATGTTTGCAACTTGTTTAGCTTCAGGAATAACGTCCCAAATATAAATACGACCAAGAGGACCAACGCCGAGGGACATTGGAGCTGGATCGCCTAGGAAGTAATTGCCAGAAGCAGTTACAGTAATAGAACCAGTAGCAGATGAAGAGGCGCTTAAATTATAAGTGCCAGTTGTACCTGAACCAGTCGCGAAAGAGGTAATATAAGAACCAGCAGTAATACCAGTACCAGTAACATATTGACCAACGGTCAATGGGTCACCAGATTGTAACGCGGTTACAGTCAACACTGTACCAGTTACAGAACCAGTAACTACAGAAGCGGTCGCATTTTTTGCAGTGCCCATGAAGGTGGGCGCGGAACCTAGAAATAGGTCATCACTAAATTGTGGCATGTGTCTTTCTCCTTGAAAAGCTTAGACATATTACATTAAAAGAAAAGGGGCTAGGCTTTTGACCCAGCCCCTGTGTTACATTAGACTCCAGGTGTGCCGTACATAGCACGTGGGTCTGTCCAGCTTGGCCAATAACGCTCGGTTGCCTTGTAACGCATGGAGTCGGTTTCAAAGTCGCCTTCCATGGTTTTCTCAAGAGCACGACGCATCATCAACTTCATACCTTCTGGGGCATCAGTTTGAACCCACCAGTTAGTCGCAGAAGTCAAACGGCTAATTACTGAAGCACCTTCTGGCAACAATCCAATTGATTTGATTGGGTTGATGTCATTGTTTGCTGTACCAGTACGTAGCACTGACTTGAGCAACACTTCGGCTTGGAACACGTTGCCAGGAGCCACAACCAATTTCAATGGTTGTAGGCGGATCTTCTTACCGTTGTTGTCAACGGCTTGACGAACCTGAATCAACATTTGCTCAAGTGAAGTCTGGGACAAGTTAGCAGCAGTACCTAGCAAGTTGCTAAATGTGCCGTTAACGATTGGGTGAGCAGAAGAACTCAATGCAACGCCGTCACCACCAGTGTATGAACTATTGAACGCGCGGTTCAAAATGTTAGCGCATAACAATTCTTTGGTTTCAACGAGTGACTGGGCTAAGTGTTTAGCATATACTTGACCAATACGGATGTGGTCTCCGTCTTCAACTAAAACCTTAGTCAAAGCGAATGCCAAACCAAATACTTGGTAAACATAGCGTTGCAAGAATAACACGCCACCTTGTTGATAGGTTACTGGGCTGCCATCAGGTAACTGAGGAGCTGCACCAAAACCGTACAATACTGGTTCTTCGTGGTAGTTACGTGGAATGCCTGCTTGTTCACGGAAAACTGTGGACCATTCATCGGCACGTTGATCATAAACTCCGTCAAATGCTTCGTTGAGGATTGGCTCAACTATTGAACGGAAGTCCGTACTGCGCATCGGGGCTGCCATAGTTCAGTCCTCCTTAGATAGCGTTAGAAATAGCGATAAACTGAGGTTTAGAGATTTGTATACGAACGATTGTATACGCATCACCCCAAGCATTATCAACATAGGGAGCCAAATCAACAACACGCATTTGACCATTGTTACCTGAGCCTACTGCAGTAGCAGAGCCGAGAGTACATTGTGACAAACCAGTAGTTGTAGAACCAGCGGTGAGGTTGGTAAAGTTATACTCATTACCGACTGAGGTTTGAGCCATAGAGCCATCTGCTTGGATTTCATAAACGATTTGTTGGTCGTTATAGAAATAAGCAACGATGCTACCTGCAATAGCGGTAGTGCTTGCTGGCCAATAGTTAGAAACACGACGGCGACCAGTTGTATCTGTCCACTCGACACCTTGGAATGAACCAGAGAATGCCTCGGTAGAAGTTACAGGCTGAATAACACCATTGTTTGCGTAATACTCGACGGGTTGACCCTTCAAAATGTTTGAAGCGTAGCCCGATGGGATACCATTTGCTAATGCCTGAGCACGTTCCAAGCCTGTTGGAAAGAATGCAGGGCGCAAGCCAAATGGAGCGGAAATAGCTGACATAGTTTGCTCCTTAAAACGGTTAATAGGATTTTGGTTTTTAGCTTTGTTCAAAGCCGACTTGGCAAAATCACATTGGGCGCGATTTTAAGGTACATCTACTTCTAATTTAGACTAAGCTGCGTGAAGCAACTTGAATTTGAGGAAATTATAGCTCAAATTTGGGATAATTAAAATTTTATTTTTAACTACCCCAATTTTTACGACTTATTCAAAGATTGGAGCTTGACGGCTCAGGTCAAAGTCCATACCATCGCCTTCGATTTGTCCTAGGCGTTTGCCGTTGGAGTCCTTAGCGTTGAGGAGTTGTTCCTGTTGTACTTTGATTTTTGTTTGTTCATCCATTGGGGCATCATGGTGCATTTCACGCATGATGTCTTGATAGATGTCTAACGGAATCTTGTACGCAATCATCTCATTCACTGAAATGAAGCCTTCATGCTCACCAGATTTGACTCTCAAGTGGTCATATCCATCAGGCAGATCCTCTTTAGTCACTGGAGTATAGCCCATTCTCAAACGCTTATGAATTGGGTCATACTGATTAGTGGTTGAAAGCCAGCATGTATGAAATCCAGGGATCTCAGGCAAGGTTGGTAATGCTTCTTGAAACCACTCGGAGCGGAACATGCGGCGACGCTCCTCAGATGACGCCATTGAGTCCGCTGGGTTAGCGCGAACTTCATCTTGACCACGGCTTTCACGTCCTGCTGTGGTGTTTTTCTTTAATCTGTTATCCATTTTTAGCCTCTATTCTTTTGTTGACGGTCATAATCAGCAAAACGCTTGATCATTTTCTGGCGTAGCTCAGGATTATCCCATGCGCCTGCCTCTTTCATTGCTGCAACACGCTCAGGACTAATACGGAACTCATTAGCCTTTGTAGTTGCGGTAGATTCCCTGCCTGAACTTGTCATTACTGAGCGTGGACGAGCTTTTGGTGCTGCGGCTTGACCCTGCTTAGGTAAATAACGAGACATGCGGTCACTCAATTCATCCCAGTAGTCTTCACTTGATGGGTCGAATCCTTCATCGGTCAATTTTTTGTCAATAATTTGAGCGATTTGAGATTCTTCGTTCCCGCCGTGTGGGTCGTACCATGGATTATCTTCCATCCAATCAGCTGCCATCTTTTGCACCATAGGGTCTGGTACTTGAATGTTCTGCTGAGGCATTTGAGTCATTTGACGAGTAGCATTTGCTTTTACGTTCTCTAGGGATTCTAGTTTACGCTTGGCTTCATACCACAATTCTTGAGCACGGGTTACGCCTTGACCGTCATTTTGACTGACTGCCTCGGTTAATTTCATCTTTGCGTACTCGACTTGAACGCCTGCGTCTTCGATTGCTTTGTCAACACGGGCTAATTCGGCTCCTGAGGTTTTCTTTTCAACAGCAGCGAGGCGATTAGCTAATGCTTCGTTCTGTTTTTTGAGGGCATTAATCAGCGAGCTGGACTCTTTTGCTTTTTCGCGGTGAAGTTGCTTCTTGAGGCGGCGTTCTTCCCGTCTTGCCTCACGAATCTTTTCCCGTTCAGCCGCGTCAGCAGCTGCATCAACGTCATTATTGCCGCCGTCATTGTCATCTTGACCTTTTGGCTCTTCAATTTGTGGGTTTTCTTCCCCTTCAGGTAACATTACTGCCGCGCCACCGTCTTGTAACTCCTCTACCGCTAGTTGTGCTTCCATTTTATCAGTGGGATTCATACCAGTTTCCTTTCAAAACTCAGATAAAGGCTTTGATAGCGCGGGGATCTCCCGTTATCTTGCCGATTAATTCATGATCATTAAAAAACGTAAACAGTGCTTTACCTTTGAGACCGTTTTCATCAGTGAAGTCTACTTCCCAACGGTCGCCACCCCACTTAATCACACGTACATAATCTCCGACTTTGCACCATGCACCTTCTGGCCAGTTTTCGTTTGTGTCGCGCTTCTTAAATGCGATTGGACCCACGGCTAGAACTTTGCCGACTTGGGTATTCCACTTCTCTGTTTCTTTGGTTTCTTCTGGCAAGACTATACCAGCACTTGAGATTTTCTCTTTTACAGCGCGTAATTGAACCAATACACGTGCTCCGAGGGGTTGGATCATGGGATCCACTTTTGGAAATGCTTCTTCCAGCGTTTGCTCTACATCAAAAGTCATGCGACTCTCCTATTAAAAGCGCCATGCGGCGCGGGTTGTACTACAAATCTTTTTCTGATTCTTCGGATAGTTGATCGATCATAGTCAAGACTTCTCCAAGTCCCATATGATGACCAACTAGCCTATGATAGCTTTCTATGTTGATTGCTCCACCGTCAGCTAGGGAAAGAGCGATTTCAAGTCGCTTATTCTTTATCAAGCCGATTAGGTCGCCGATATTAACGCCCACGTGCTGCGCCGCCTTTTTTCATTGTAGCAATGCGAGCCTTGCCAGCTAACATGTTAGGCTTGAGTGGAGCACCTTTAGCGGGTAGGTTTGCTACTTGAGCATTAGGGATTGAGCCTTTACCTTGACTCATTACTGCGCCACCTACGGCATACTTCTTGACCTTGCCGCCTTTTTTCATGACGTTACCTTCGGTAATACCCATTGCCATCTTTTTATGGGCGTTGATTGCTTCAGACATTTGATTCTCCTTGAGGTTGTTGAGTTACTGCTTGCTGTTGGATTGCTGCTTGTTGAGCTTGTTGCTCTGCCTGCTGCATCTGTTGCAGGTGTTCTTGATTCGCTAATTGATCTTGATGAGCACGTTCGGCTTCTGCTTGCTTAGCTTCGAATTGTTTTTCAATCGTCATAGTATTAGCGTCATGAGTCAACTTAGCTGTCTCAATCTGCTGCTGACTTACGAGTGTTGATTCTTTTTCTTGAGCGTCTTGATTCTGCTTTTGCGCTTTGAGTTGTAGGTCAGCTTGATCATAAGCGGCTTTGCGTTGAGTTTCAGCCATTGCTGCATCGCCCATAACCTTAACTTGCGCCATGACGTTCGGGTCGGTAGGCATTTGAGGTTGTTGCTGCAGTCCTTTGAGCATTTGTAGCATGCGTGACATACCCGCGCCAACTTCAGCGAGGTTCTGCTTAGAGTCTTGATGCACGTGCGCAGTAGAAGCGGCGAGTAGCTTTTGTGCCTCAGCGAGGATTGGTTGAACTTTGAGTACGTCAAAATGCTTACCGAGTGCGGCACTGGTATATCCGTCACACTGTTTGAGGTACCAGAGAGTTAAATGCTGCTTCAAATGTTCAAGACATGCAGGAATAAACGTAGGAGCTACAATCGGGTTCGCCCCGAAGATAGGATCCTGCGCATAATTCAAGTGAGCGAGGAAGTGTGCGAGGTGATCCTGCGCGGGGAATGCCCCGACTGGTTTACCGAGCGTCATGGATACATTTTCTAACGCTGGGTTCATGTCTTCTACTTCATGTGGGTCAGGCAATACGCCGTTCACGTCAGGAATCTTGATTTGTTTGAGGATGCGCTTCTCAACTTCTAAGCGGTTATACAAATCAGGATTAGCTGCAGCGCGAGCCGCGAGCGTTTGAATTTGAGCATACCGCTGTGACTCAGCAAAGATGTGTGGGTCAGAAACAGGAATGATATCCGTATTGCGCTCAAAATCTTCTTTAGTGACTCCCAGCTCTTGAGCCATGTCATTCTTAGAATACTCGTCCATGTACCAGCGGTTCAAACGCGCTAGGATCATTAACACTTTCTTCTGTGACTCGTGCAGGCGAGCATGTACCGAGCTGAATACGACTGCACCTTGCTCAATCAACGCTTGAGCAGTTCCGACTGGCATATTGTTACTTGCGTCGGCAATCTTTTCTTCACTGGTACTTACGACGCCTTTCGCCGCGGAGTCTAACCAACCGAGCAGCTGGAACAACACAGGGCTAGGTTGATTGAACGGCACAGGCATAGCAATCTTACGTACATCGTCTACTCCTGGTGCTCCTTCGATTTCAGATACTTGCGTAGGTTCGATGACTTGAGATTGACCCGAGATCTTCGCTCCTTTAAGTTTGAGCATTGTGGGGGCGGTGTTAATATGTGCTGAGTCGAGCAGAGCGCGTAATGCACCAGTAAGAGCAGCAGAAAGCCCACCAATAAGATGAGGCAAGCCAATAGCATAAGCACCACGCCAAGGTATGAATTTAAACTCAACAATCCAGTCCAGCTTAGTGAGGGTATCATCACCATCCTCCCAGTTACGGTAGAGTCCAACTACGGTGCGCTCATTCTCATCAATCATCATGATGTACGGGGCGCGTTCACCTTTGCTAAACGAATCGTCTTCGAGTTCTAACCATGTACTAATGTGAAACACGCGGCGGATGCCGTCAATGTTGTCAGCTTGAGACTTACGACCTTCAATCTTATTGTTTGCTTTTTCTGCTTTACTTTCTTCTGGTTCTTCAGATGCTCTAAAGATCTCGGTATCAATGTAAAGACCAGAGGAGATACGTAACTCGTATTCCTCTTGAGTAATGTCTTGTACTTCGGTTACGCGGCTAGCGGTATAAAAGTTACCAGCAGCGAACGGAAGGTAGATATTATCAATCGGGACGAACTCAGCGCGTGGGCGACGTTGCTGAGCATCATGCCACATCTTGAGGTACTGGCTACCACCGAGTGGAAGTTGAGAGGTTAATTGCTCTTCTTCATCTCGGAACTCAGGAATCTGCTCCGTGAGCTGCCAGTTCATATAATCACG